TCTTACCCTTGCGTCTCTTCTTGAGACCACACCGGAAGCGATCAGGGTGGCCATGCGTGGTCTTGTCTCCGATCATCTGGTGACCGTTACAAAGGTGCTGGATAAAACCAACAGATCGAAGGAGACGCGTGTCTATCCGACGCCCCGCTTGAAGGATGTTATTTCAGCTCTTACACCTCAAAACAAAAAAACAAAACCATCATGAGAATAGAAAGAAAATACCTAAGCCACCGGGACCAAATAAAAGTCCAATTGCTAGAGGATGAATGCTTGATGTTATCCCAGCGCATTGCTAGGATCGTCAAGAAGCGAGACCGATTGATGCGGAAACGCGACAAGATTCTTGACCGGGGACTAGAGGCGTAGGAGAGCTACGCACGTGGTTTACTTGTTTTTCCATCATTGAACACCCCGGTCAACTTCACCATATGGACCAGCACAAACTCAACCAAGAGATGTTAGATCTCGGGGTCCAAAGGTATCGAAAGAACCGGACCAGTAACAAAGGCTCCCTCACCAACGCCGGACGACGCATCATGCGTGAAGGTGTGGAGCCGGTGACGTTTGGCCTAGTGGAGTTGGTTCCAACAATAACTAAAATCAAAAACAAATCACAGTGGCAACGCTGTTTAGTGGATGTTAAAGACTTTCGTCCCATAGCCTTGATAGCTGTTAAAGCTACCCTAGATGTCCTCGACGAGCCTCGTTCCTATGCTAGTGTGTGTTTTCGCTTAGGCCGGGCCGTCGAGGACCAACTGCTATCCGACGATTTCATACGTAACCATGAGTTCGGGTCTCGGTTGGTTAAACGCATGCAAGACTTAGCGAGCCGGGGACCAGCCACCCAAAGCGCCTATCTTCACAAGACAGCCCGGAGTGAGGACATGGAGTGGACCGATTGGACACGCCGGGATCGCATCTCGTGTGGCTCCATGCTGTTGGAGATTGTCCATGATCGCACTGGGCTTATTAAGTTTACTGACAAGGTCCAACGCAGAAGACGACACTACAAGCCGATGCGTATGGTGGAGATCTCTGATGTTACGCGTGAGTGGATCAATGAATACGACACCTATCGTGAGTTATTATTACCGTTCTGGTTGCCGATGGTGGAAAGCCCGGAGCCGTGGCAGAAAGTGTTTGGTGGAGGCTACGGTATCAACAAGGACCAAGGACTCCCTGTGCTTCCGTTCATTCGATGCTCGGACAGGAATGTGTTACGAATGGCACCCGACATGCCCCAGGTTTACAACGCGGTCAACCTTATACAGGAGACACCCTATGCAATTAACAACCGAGTCCTTGAGGTGCTTGAGTGGGCGTGGGATAATGATTTACAGATTGGGTTACCCCCACGAAACGACCTAGAGCTACCTGAGTGGCCCGGTGATCACATGTCGGTGGAGGAGACAAGGAACTGGAGGGACGACAAGCGGGAACGAGCAGCCTATAACACCTCGTTGGGTTCACAAAGAATCCTGATCTCTAAGATCTTAATGTTATCACGGAAGTTCCGCAACGAGCGTATGTTCATGCCGTCCTCGTGTGATTTTAGGGGTCGAGTCTATCAGGTGCCAAGCTATCTTAACTACCAAGGCCCGGACCACTGTCGAGGATTGTTACAGTTTCACCGAGGGAATCCCATCAAGAACGATGACGACCTAAGATGGTTGGGTATACACGGTGCTAACTGTTTCGGTAACGACAAGTGTGACTTTGAGACCCGCCTAAAGTGGGCCGATGGTTTCACACGGGATGCCATACGGATTGCCAACGACCCGAAGTCCAACCGAGAATGGGCCGCTGCGGATGAGCCTTGGCAAGCGTTGGCTTGGTGCTTTGAGTGGGCTGAGTATCACACGAAACGGTCGAAAAATTTTAGGACGTTTCTGCCTTGTGCTATGGATGCAACCAACAGTGGACTTCAGCTTCTGTCATTGTTAAGTAGAGATGAGGAAGGATGCTTTGCAACCAACGTATCACCAACTGCAACACCGCAAGACATCTACAGGTTGGTTGCTGATCACACGTTGGGTAAGCTTAAGCAAGATGCAGCGAAGGGTAGGGACTACGCACGGCTTTGGGTTGAGTTCGGGATCGATAGAAAGACCTGCAAAAGACCGTGCATGACAGTTTCTTATGGCTTAACTCCTTACTCCAACAGGGATTACGTCGCTGACTGGTATGACACCACCCGAAGAGAGCGTGGGATTGACTGTGTGTTTGGTCGGAGCCACATGTATCCAGCTATTAAATATCTTGGTGACACCCTGTGGGACAGCATTCAAGATTTGTTAACCAAACCGAAGCAAGTGATGAACTGGTTCCAAGATGTCTCTCGATTGATGACAAGACAGGAGCTACCGTTAACGTGGACAACACCCAGTGGGTTCCGGGTCAGCCAAGACTACAGGAAACAAGTCAGCCGAAAGGTGAGCACGTGGTTGAACGGATCGTTAACATCGGTGCGCTTCAAGGATGCTACGGACGACCTCGACCCAAGACGACAGAGCAATGGTGTAGCGCCTAACGTTGTGCATTCCCTGGATGCGGCTGGCTTGGTCCTGAGTGTTAACGAAAGTTGGAAGCGTGGCTTGTATGATTTTGCCATGATCCACGACAGCTTTGCCACCCACAGTAACAACTGCGAGACACTTGCGTCATCACTCCGGGACAGCTTCAGCGAGATGTTCACAAAAGATATACTTGCAGAGTTAGCTGAAGCGTGGCAGAACGAATCCTACGAGGAGCTACCAAGCCTACCTGACTACGGAACCTTTGATGTTAACACCCTGCGTGACTCTAAATACTTTTTCAGTTAAAGGTAAAACACTGAGAAAAACAAAGAAACCAAAAACCATAAAAATAATGAAACTACTGACAACGCCCATTGGCACCGCCCTTTATCCAAAGCTAGTTAGACCTGACACTAAGTTTGATGAGGTCGGCTCTTATTCGTGCAAGCTGATCCTATCTAAGGACGACTTTGAAACGGTCTCGGCGCAAATCAATCCTTGGTTTGAACAGGAATACGAGCGATTCTTAAGGGAAAGCCGCCAGTCAAAACTTAAACGCCGTGAAAAGCTGCCTTTGCGTATTAATCAGGACAATGAGTATGAGTTATTTTCTAAACAAATAGCTCAGAAAAACGTGGGAGGGAAACTTATAACCTTCCAAATAGGACTCTTTGATTCAACTGGTAAAAAAATAAACGACGAGCTTAATATTGGGTCCGGCTCTAAGGTTCGGCTTTCAGTAGAACCATTTGCGTGGTATGTTCCAGCACAAGGCGTTGGTTATACCTTAAGACTCAAAGCCGCACAGATTATAGATCTTAAGGAGTATACGCCTAAAAGCGACGCCTTTTCTTTCGATGCCCACGAAGGCGGATTCGTGTCCGAGGATCTTGATGACGCCCTGGAAAACGATAGCACTGATAAGGATGCGATTCCGTTCTAAGTTTGAACAACGCTTGGCCCTTGCAATGAAAAGAGCAGGGGTCAAGTTTACATACGAGTCTGAACGGATCAAGTATGTTAAGAACCACCACTACACCCCGGACTTTGTCCTAGATAATGGTGTTATCCTTGAGGCTAAAGGTCGCTTTATGTCGTCAGACCGGGCGAAGCATTTGTTAATTCAACGGCAGTACGCAGATAACCCTCTGGACATACGCTTCGTTTTTATGCGGGCAAGTAACACCTTAAACAAAAGGAGCAAGACAACCTATGGAGACTGGTGTGACAAGCACGGGTTTCTTTGGTGCGAGAAGTCCATTCCTCGGTCGTGGTTCGACTAATGTAAAAAAGAAAAAACAAGACAATGTACATAGCAACCCATCAACCATGCGATAAGTGCGGTGCGTCGGATGCGTTGTGTGTAAACGAGGACGGTTCTACCTTTTGCCATTCGTGCAATAAGTATTCACGTGCTGAGGCTACACCAACACCTCCACCAACAACTATGAAAATAACAAAACCCCTTCACTCCGACTCGGACAAGTTCCTTAGCGGACGATACAGTGACATACCAGCCCGTCACATAACACTCGACACTTGCAAACACATGCGGTATCGAATCGGAGACTACAACGGACGTGCCTGTCACATCGCTGACTACTACGACGACGACCGGAAGCTTCAAGGCCAGAAGCTACGCTTCGAAGGCAAACAATTTATGATCCTTGGTGACATATCAGATCGCTTCTATGGACAACACCTACACCCTATGGGGGGAAGGAAGCTTGTTGTTACCGAGGGGGAGGTCGATGCGTTAAGCGTCAGTCAGATGCAAGAGAACAAGTATGCCTGTGTGTCTTTACCGACAGGTGCTGCGAGTGCTGCCAAGGTCTTCAAGCAGAACCTCAAGTGGCTCGACAAATGGGATGAAGTTATCCTGATGTTTGATGAGGATGAGCATGGACGGAAGGCCGTGGAGGACGTAGTCGGTATACTACCAAGTGGTAAAGCTAAGGTCGCCCGGTTACCCTTAAAGGATGCGAACGAATGCCTTATAAACAAACGAAGCAAGGATGTTATCCACGCCATCTTTCAAGCCAACGAATGGAGACCGGACGCGATCATCTCTGGAAAGGACATCCACGACCGATTAACAAATCCAAAGAACACGGAAAGCATTCCGTATCCGTTCGACGGTCTTAACACCATGACACGGGGTATTCGTAAAGGGGAGATTGTTACCTTCTGTGCAGGATCGGGCATCGGTAAGTCACAGGTGTGTCGTATCATTGCTCACCACATCCTTACCACCACGGAACACAGCGTAGGTTACATAGCCTTGGAGGAATCGATTGAGCGCACTGCACTTGGTATTGTTGGTCTTGAGATGGGTAAGCTTCTTCACCTTGATCCTGACATTAACTACGCCGACACTAACTTCGATGAAGCTTACATCAACACGGTTGGGTCGGGGCGCATGTGGTTATATGATCACTGGGGTAGCCTTGACCCTGATCGTTTGTTATCCCACATCATGCACATGGCGAAGGCATTGGATGTCGAGTATATTGTGTTAGATCATATCTCACTGTGTATCAGCGGTTTACAGGATGGAGACGAACGCAGAATAATCGACAACGTAATGACCAAGCTGCGGTCGCTTGTTGAGGAGTGCGGCATCGCCCTAATCCTGGTGTCCCACCTAAAGCGTCCATCGGAAGGCCGAGGTCACGAAGAAGGTAGCAAAACTTCTCTTGCTCATCTTAGGGGATCGGCCAGTCTTGCACAGCTATCAGACCTTTGCATAGGACTAGAGCGCAACCAGCAAGACCCTGAGCATAAGCATGTTACAACTGTTCGTGTGTTAAAGAATAGATTCTCCGGTGACACTGGAGTAGCAACTCACCTTGCATTTAATACTGTCACTGGTCGCATGAGTGAGTATACTTTTGAAGACGTTAATGGCTAGGTATCCGACTCCCTCTTCCTTTGGACGAAGTAAAACAAACCATGACAGCCGGGAATAGACCGGCAACCAACATTAACAACAACTAAGAATGAAAAAACATAAGATGCTCTACTTTGATATAGAGACTAACGCTATCGACTTCTGGCCTACCCTTGCTGGCTTAAAAGATCTACACTGTATCTCCATCTACGACCCGGATGCACGTAAGATGCACTCGTTTAGTTCCAACGCTAACAACCTAGATGAAGGTGTGGCCATGTTGAACTCAGCCTATAACATCTGTGGTCACAACGCAATCAACTTTGATGCACCGGCCCTCCGAAAGCTAGGCTATGAGATAACAGCACGGGTTGTGGACACCAAGGTCATGTCCCAAGTCATCCACCCTGATCTTTTCACAGAAGACTGTAGACGTGGCGAAGAGTTTCCAAAGAACCTACGAGGACGACACAGCTTGAAGGCATGGGGTCTTCGCTTGGGTAACGAAAAGGATGACCACGGCGCGACAGAGGACTGGACGCAGTGGAGCCGAGAGATGCAAGACTACTGTGAGCAGGACGTTCGGGTAGTTGTGGATCTGTTCCTTCATTTTATGTCCGGTAAGCCATCCGCAGATATGTTATTTCTTGAGCATGACTTCGCGGAGTTGATGACTCAACAGGAGATGAACGGGTGGCCCTTCGATGTGGCTAAAGCTAACGAGCTTGCCGAAGAACTTATGGCACGTCGGGCTGAACTCCGTGACCAACTCCAAGACATGTTCCCGTCAACCACCGAGGAGATGAAGACCCCAAAGGGTTGGCAAGTTGAGGTAGACGGTAAGACTTACACGGCTGCCACCAAGGGTGGCCTTAAGCTTGTCCTCAAGGAGAATAAGTTGAAGCAAGTTCTCGCAGACAAGGCGGTCAAGACTGGTAACAAAACCAAGACCATTCCATTCAACCCGAACAGCCGGGACCAGATAGCAGAACGCTTGATGAAGATGGGGTGGGAGCCAGAGGCATACGAAGGGAAGCGACCTAAGATTGATGAGGCAGTCCTTAAGGAGATAGATAAACCTGAGGCTAAATTGTTATTGGAGTATCTCCTTATTAGTAAACGCCTAGGTCAAGTTGCCGAAGGTCGTCAAGCGTGGTTAACATTAGTCAGGGACGGACGCATCCACGGTGAGGTCAATACAAACGGAGCCGTCAGCGGACGATGCACACACAGCAAACCTAACCTTTCGGCCGTGCCAGCGTCGAGGGCAGTCTACGGTCCACAGTGTCGCGATCTGTTCACAGCGCCGGAGGGTAAAGTGTTAGTGGGGGCGGATGCCAGTGGTTTGGAATTACGCGCACTTGCCCACTTCTTGCACCCTTACGATAACGGAGCATACGCAAGGACAATCCTAGAAGGTGACATCCACACCGTCAATCAAGAGGCCGCAGGATTACCCACAAGAGACCACGCCAAGACCTTCATCTACGCTTTCCTTTACGGAGCTGGTGACCAGAAGATTGGATCTATTGTTGGAGGCAGTAGACGAGAAGGCAAACGCCTAAAGGAAGAGTTCATGCGTAAGACTCCGGCGATCAAAAAACTACAACATGCCATCGAGCAAGCTCTCAAAGGTAAACAATGGTTAGGTGGATTGGATGGTCGCCGGCTTCCAGTTCGTTCGCATCACTCTGCCCTCAATCTTTTGTTGCAGTCGAGCGGTAGTATTTTGCTCAAAAAAGCCCTTGTTGTATTTAGTCAGACTGCACCTCACCCCTACGAACTCCACGGTAACATCCACGATGAGGTCCAGTTCAGTTGCCTTGAGGAACACGCGGAGGAACTAGGTCAACTCTTCTGTGACTCACTAGCAAAGGCTGGTAAGTTGTTACGCTTCCGATGCCCACTCGACGGTGAGTATAGCATTGGTAAAACCTGGAAGGACACACACTAATCATTATGAAAAAAATATACATAGACGGCGACATGCTTCTTTACCGTGCTGCCTTTGCAGCCGAGAAGGAGATCCGATGGGACGATGACATCTTCACAGTCCACTCTGACTTCAGTGACCTCAAGGATTCCTTTATCATGGTGACTGATTGTATCTGTGAGATCCTCGACGCATACGAAGACAACGGTGATGAGATAACAATGGTGTTCTCGGATCGCTACACGTTCCGCCATGAGATCAACCTACTTTACAAAGCCCACCGCCGGGACAAGCGATCACCCTTAGGCATCAGTGACCTCCGGGATTGGGCGTGTGATGAGTGGACGGCTCTTAAGGTGGACCGCTTGGAAGCCGACGATGTCCTAGGTATCATTGGTAGCCGTGACCCTGAGGGTTCGATTATTGTTAGTGGAGATAAGGACTTCGCGACCGTGCCTTGCACGTGGTATAACTTTCTTAAGGATGACCTACGCAAGATAACAAAAGAGGAGGCCGACTTTCAACACCTAGTGCAGACCCTTGCTGGTGACGCAACCGATGGATACTTTGGTGTTCCTCGGGTGGGCCTAAAGACAGCCGAAAAGATTCTTAACAAGGACGGTGCCGAGTGGCAGACGGTGGTTAACACCTACGAGAAATCTGGGATGACCGAGGAGGATGCCTTACTCAATGCCCGGATGGCCTTCATCCTTAGAGATGGATACTACAACAAAGAAACAAAGGAGATAAAGTTATGGACCCCAACACAATAACAATCGAAGGCACCGCCGAGGAGCGCAAACAGATCCCATTGTATCGTGGGTTGATGTGTTATTTTCCCCATGCCTTGGTGGAAGTAGCCAAACAAAGTTACAAAGGTAACATCCAACATCACCCCGAAGATGAGATATGGTGGGACATGAGTAAGTCCAAGGATGAGCTTGATGCCATGCTCCGACACATGCTTGAGGGCGAGTGGGCGGCTGTTGCTTGGCGTGCTTTGGCCCACCTTGAACGAAGTTGTCTAGCAAATAAGGACCATAGTAGGAAAGTCCAACATGAATGATTACATTCCGAGCATACCAGATGACCTTATAAAGTTCTTGGACGAACGCGTGCCGAGCAAAGACTTCTCCCCTAGCGATTCGCTTCGGGAGATTGATTTTTATAGTGGGAAGCGGGAGATTGTTAACTTTCTAAAAACCCTTCATGAAGACCAGTTAGAGAACCAATTCCTTACCCCCGAATAACCCATGTGCATGTCTGTTAAGACCCCCAAGCCCCCGGAGCCTCCCGCATCTCCACCACCCCCAACAGCAGTTGCTGAAACAGTGAAACAACCAGAGCAAGAGGCCCCGATGAAAAAGAAGAGACGCGGTGCTGCATCCCTTGTGTTACGTAGGCCGACTATGGGTGGCTTAGGAACAGCCTCAAGCACTGGCATTAACACCTCTAACTATTAAACACTATTATGCCAAACTTTAGCACAGACATAACAATCGCCAACTCCAACCTAAGCGGTGGTGCTGGTACCTTTGATTCAACAACCACACCCGCAGTCAACACTAGCACCGGGACACCAAGTGGATTCTTTGTAGCCGGGACATTCGACGGAGCAACCGTCAGCCTTGAGCAAAAGATCGGGACCACTTATGTTGCCCTAGGTGACGACACAACTCTTACTGGTAACGGTGGTGGATTGTTCACTACTCCCTTGTCAGACATCCGCGTAAATGTTACAGGTGCCGGTGG